AAGCGGAAGACCTCTGCGGCATTCGACTTGGGTACGGCGGTCCACGCTCTATTACTAGAGGAAGATCGTGACCTAGTAGTCAAGGGACCAAAGACCCGCAACTCCAAAGGCTTTAAGGATTTACAGGAAGACCTAGAGCAAGATCAGGTATTACTTACGGAAGTAGAATACCACGTGGCTAATCGTATGGCGGCAGAGACTTTAAAGAATAAAGTATGCCACGATGCCCTGAGACACAAAGATCGAGTAAACGAGGTCAGTATCTTTGCCGAGTGTGAAAACACAGGACTTATACTCAAGACGAGACCTGACCTGTACATACCCTCTGAGGGAATTGTCTACGATATTAAGACCACACAGGATGCAAGCCCAAAGGGGTTCGCCTCAGAGTGCTGGAAATACTCGTATCCAATTCAAGCAGCCTTCTATCTTTACGTATGTAATCTTGGCGGTATCGAGGTGGATCGCTTCCACTTCATAGCGGTGGAGAAGTCTGCTCCCTACGTAAGTCATATGCACGTAGTCAGCCCTGAGTTGTTGGTGAAGGCTACGGAGCAAATGCATAAGACTTTGGAGATTATTAAGGAAGCAATCGACAAAGAGGACTTTGGCACAGGGTGGGGCGAATATAGCCTCTTAGAACCCCCTAAATGGCTATAAAAACATCCAGTGCCAAGGCGAAGGGCCGACGACATCAGCAATGGGTTAGAGACCGCATTCTCGCTCTATTCCCAAGGCTGCTCCTCCCTGACGATGTCAGAAGCACTTCGATGGGGGCTGGCGGTGAGGACATTCAGTTAAGTCCCGCCGCCAGACGCCTCTTCCCATACTCTGTAGAGTGTAAGGCTTTCAAGAGTTTCGCCATCTACAAAGTTATGGATCAAGCCGCTGAGAACTGTCCGAAGGGAGCGGAGCCAGTGGCAATTATTAAAGGTGATCGCCAGAAACCCTTGGCTGTCATGGACGCAGAACACTTTTTTAAATTAGCAGGAGCAAAACGTGACAGAAGACCTACCAGAAAATAGCATAACGCTAGTCATTAGCTTGGATGAAGAAGCTGAAACGCTCTCCATTACCTCTGCGCAGCACACTAGTGAAGACTTAGACCCAGAACAAGCTCAGACACTTGTAGACATCTACAATGGCCTCTGCCTAGTCCTAGACGGTGGCATGGATTACCTACGCTTTGTAGGCGGTATTCTGAGCAAACTGGAAGAATACAATAATTCGGAAATAGACTTCGAGCCAGACGACGAACTTCTGGAAGCTATTGCAGATGCTAAAGTAGTTAAATTTCCAAGGAAGCTACACTAATGCATTCAAGAAATAGAATGAATGCTGATAGCTATGTAACTCCAGATATGGTGGAGAAGCCGCCACACTACAACGGTAGCCATATCGAGTGCATCGACGCAATGGAAGCTATGGCAGAGGGCTGCGATATCCCTAGCCACGAAGCCTATTGCTGGCAGAACTGTTTCAAGTACCTCTGGCGGTGGCCCTATAAGAATGGCTTAGAAGACCTGAAGAAGGCGCGTTGGTACTTGGACCGATTAATAAAAAAGGTCGAGGAAAACCAACATGATTTCAAAGGATGATATCGTGGCATTTGAGTATTATGACCACGACAATGAATTAATAAGAGATTCAAATACTTACCTAAACAAGACACCGCTGAATATGGTGGAGCAGTTTGCTCGTATATACGGACAATCTACGGGCCACACTTGGGAGAAGGGTAGCAACAAGGATATGCTGCGCTTCAATCTTCTGGATGAGGAATTTCAGGAAGTAGCAGATGCAAATACACCTGAAAACCTACTGAAGGAATTAGCTGATCTTGTCTACGTAACATACGGTTTCGCAGCCACATTCGGCTGGGATTTAGACGAAGCAGTTCGTCGTGTCCACGCATCCAACATGAGCAAGTTGGGTAGCGATGGGCAACCAATCTATCGAGAAGACGGAAAGGTACTAAAGGGGCCACACTACGCAGCCCCTGACTTAAAAGATTTAGTTTGAGGAGCAAATCAATGATAAAAAACGAATACGGACCAACCCTATCAATTTCTGAGGAAATTCATGCCCAGAAGTACAGGTCTGAGGGGGAAACTTTCCGCGAGGCTATGACACGTGTAGCCGAAGCACTGAAAGATAATGAATCTCATTTCAATAACTTTCGAAATATTCTATATAACCAGCGTTTCCTACCAGCGGGTCGAGTACAGTCGGCTATGGGCGCACCCCGCCGCGTAACCCCATATAACTGCTTCGTTTCTATGACTATCGAGGACAGTATGGAAGGTATCATGCAAGCCGCACGTAACGCAGCCAAGACTATGCAGCTTGGTGGCGGTATTGGCTATGACTTCAGTACTCTACGTCCACGTGGCGCACTCATACGCAGCCTAGATAGCCGCTCCAGTGGCCCAATGAGCTTCATGGGCATCTTCGACGCAATCTGTAAGACAATTAGCTCTGCAGGACACCGTAGAGGCGCACAAATGGGTGTCCTACGTGTAGACCATCCAGATATTGAGCAGTTTATTCGCGCAAAGAACAATAGCACTGAGCTTACGCAGTTTAATATCTCAGTCGGTGTCACAGACGCATTTATGAAGGCAGTCAAAGAGGATACTGAGTTTGACCTAGTCTTCGAGGGGCGTGTCTACAAGACAGTTTCCGCACGTGCGTTATGGGACGACATTCTACGTAGTACGTGGGATTGGGCAGAACCGGGAATCCTGTTTATTGACCGTATTAATCGCAAGAACAACCTACACTACTGCGAGAAGATTGCAGCGACTAACCCCTGTGGTGAGCAACCCCTGCCGCCAAACGGTGCGTGTCTACTAGGGTCGTTCAACTTGGCTAAGTACGTAGTGGAGCATGAGGGCAAATACGTCTTCAACATGAACCAGTTACGCAATGACATTCCTCACGTAGTACGTGCAATGGATAATGTGGTGGATCGTGCCACGTACCCTCTACCTGAGCAGGAGCAGGAAGCTAAGAGCAAACGCCGTATGGGTCTGGGTGTTACTGGCGTAGCTAATGCCATCGAGGCACTGGGCTTTGAGTATGGCAGTGAGCCTTTCCTACGTACCTTAGAAGAGATTATGGGGGTTATTAGGAATGTGGCGTATCGTACTTCTGTGGAATTGGCTATTGAGAAGGGTCCGTTTCCTCTATTTACTCAGGCATATCTTGGCTCTGAGTTTGCTACTACTCTGCCTCACGATATTCGTGATCTCATTAGCAAGCACGGTATTCGTAACAGTCATCTTCTTTCTGTTGCTCCGACAGGAACTATCAGCCTGTCAGCCGATAACGTATCCTCTGGGATTGAACCCGTCTTCTCGCATTACTACGATAGAACTATCCAGACCTTCGACGGACCCAAAGTAGAGCGGGTAGAAGACTACGGCTATCGTGTATTTGGTATAAAGGGTAAGACAGCCGACGAGCTATCAGTGTTTGACCACGTTAAAGTTCTTAACGTAGCCTCTCGCTATGTAGACAGTGCCTGTTCGAAGACCTGCAACGTAGGAGACAACATTACTTGGGAAGAGTTCAAGGATGTCTACATGAAAGCCTACGAAGGTGGATCGTCTGGATGTACGACTTTCCGCGCATCAGGTAAGCGTTATGGTATCCTGAATGCAGCCGCTTCAGAGGATATTGCCGAAGAGCCACAGACTGAAGAAGATAACTTTATTGAAGAGGGTGGGGCGTGTTATTTTGACGTAGCCACTGGCCTAAGAAAATGTGAATAATCAATAAAATAGCCCACAGATCGCTTGACCTATGGGCTTATTTTTTGTTAAAATACTAGCGAATGAGGTCGAGATTGGTCCACCTTGTTCGTTGGTTGAGACCCCTGCCAGAGATGGTGGGGGTTTCTTTATTTAAGGAAACAAATCCATCATCTGATCATCGACTGTCACCGTAGGACGTTCATCCTGTTGAGTTGCTTCGCTCAAGGCAGAGGACGTTGCTATAGGGGCTTCCGATGCTCTATTCACAATTCCTCTGCCTGTCGCCGTAGCTGCTCCTACAGTTACGTCCTTGGCGAGTTTACCAGCTTTCTGCGTCTTGCTGAGACCTTTAAACTCAGAACCATACTTGATCATAAACTCTTTGACACTGTCCAAGGCACCGCGTCTAATATTTGGATTATCTTGGATGGCACCCTTTAGTACTCTTGGCTGAAGCATAAGGATTTTCATCTGCTCCAGTTTGTTGCCCATAGGAAGTCCAGCTACGAGTTTCTTGACGGCATTAGAGCCAATATTTGCAGCCTGTAGCTGAGAGCCTTCGCCCATACCAAACATGGCACCGAAGTTAGCACCGAAGATACGGGCTGTGTTACTGACTATGTCACTGGCTGGCTTGACTACTTCATTAAACTGGGCGGGGGTCATTGTGCTACGCTGAATGCGCAAGCCCTCTTGAATTAGCTGACCAATGTTGCTGATGTCTTCAGAGCCAATTACGCCTTGCTGCTCCATAATTTCTAGGATGCTGAGGTCATCAGCCCGTCCACTCAGTGGTCGAGTAAGCTCAGTAGTTAGCTTGAAGAAGTCTGGGTTATCATTAGCATCTCTAGCACCCTCAAACAGTGTGTCGATGGTAGCCATGCGCAAGTCTCTGAGCGCATTCTGATCACCCATAGCCTCGTTAGCTAACTTAACGTAATCGTCTACAGGCTTGCTGGAGTTGAGTACCTTACCTATAGCTTCTGGTAACTTACCAGTCTCTGCTATCGCGCTAAACTGCTTAAAGATTTCGTCTGCAGTTCTCTGCGCATCTAGGAGGCTAGTGAGTTCCGCTCTAAAATTAGGGAAACCCTCTAGCGCGTCTGCATTCTCAGTAGCAGACATAAAGTTTTCTAGTTTAGCTGTGTCAATAGTGCCGTCTGTATTACGCAGTCTAGTGACCGCCCCCCGCAAGAACTGTTCCTGAGCATTAGACATACGAGGGGCAAGCTCTACGGGAGTAGTGTCATCAGGGAATGCTACTGACGTAGTGTCGCCGCCTTCATTCAACTCGAAGTCGTCTACTGGTTCAGCTTCTGGCTTAGGAGCCGCTGGATCGAAGTATTCTTCTCCCTGTGGACCACGATACTGGTCGAATGCTTGCGCCCTGCGTCTAGCCTCTTCGGCTAAATCCATTCTACCATCAGCTTCCATCTTATTAGCAAATCGGAATAGTAGTTCAGCCGCCTGTTGAGCCTGACTTAGTTCACCCTCTGCAGGACGATCAGTTGGACTCATTCTCTGAGGATCGGGTGTAGTCTTCGTAGAGGGCAGGGTGGTGCTTGGGGCAGTAAGCTCCGCTGGCATAGTAATGTCATTAGGCTCTGCGCCGATACCTCTAGCAAACTTATCAAACTCTGCCTGAAGTTCACGCTCCATAAGGTCATTGACCCGTGGCCCCATAGTGTCTGAAAACTCTGTAGCTCCACGCATTTCAGATAAGTTCTGTGCGCGATTAATTGGAGTACCAGCTAGAGCGTTTTCTAGTACTTGCTCAGGCCGCATGGCAGTACCACCTGTACCTACAGTACTAAGGGCATCCATATTAAAGTAACGAGTGAAGCGTTCATGCTTTAGGCTGCTAAATTTACGCGCAGTTTCTACAGCTTCTCCCCCAATTTCGTAGGGGATAGCATTTAGTGAGTCTACGGAAGCATTGGCAAGCTCGTCAAAGATACCCGCTCTGGTAAACTCAGACTTATCAGCCGCTTCTCTGGCAGCTTCCAGCATACGAGACCTAAATCTACGAACTTCTGCCACTGATAACGTACCCTCACGGGCTTTTATGGCAAAATTATTAATTGCAGCGTCTAGTTGCCCACCGCCAGCGATAGTCTCGCCGTCTAGAAGCCGCGTCCTGCGCATCTCTGAGATTGTTCGATCTACATTAGAGGCATCTACTTGTAGGCCGTCATCAATACGTCCATACAAGTAATCTTCCATTTCAATGATATTTGCTCTAGCCTCGAATAGAGTTTGCTGGGCGACTTTAGAAGCCTCAGTCTGGCGCATATCAGGTGATAGATTCGTTAATCTAGCATTTGCCTCATCTTGTGCCAATTTGATACGTGTGTCTAATATGTTTTGGAAGTAGCGTTCACGTAGAGTATCGGCTGCGAACTGGTTACCTGCTCTGGCAAGACGCTCAGATGTAGCCAAAATTTGGGAAAGTGCTGTATTAACCTCTTCGGCTACTGCAGCGGAAAAGTTTATACCTTTATCAGAGCTACCACTAATTAGTCCGTTCTGTATAGCTACTAGTGTAGGGTTATCGGTAAGAGTACCAGCGGGTAGGTTCACGCCGTCTACTGGGCTGGCATCTCCTAGCGCAAGAGAGGTCTCTAGGTCTTGGATAATACGCTCTGGAGTGTGTGCATCAGCCGCCTCAGTAAGACGGTCTGCTAGGGCAGTATCCCCCGCGTCAGTAGCCGCCTTAGCTTGGTCTAGCAGTACCTTACGCTGTTGCTGTGCAGCTAGTAGTATGTCATTGACTGCCCCCTTACGAGCAGCCCCATCGCTGAAGCCAGCTACTAAGTCTTCTAGTGTCTTACTGGTAGCGTCTGCAATTCCACCAACTCTAGAAGTGGCAGAGGCAGCATTACCGCCTACTAACGCACCTAAGAACTC